CAGCACGTTACCACGAAATGGAAGTTTTAGGGGTAAACCCTCATTACGGACAGTATTTTATTCATTAATTCACACAAATGACAGATGACCTCCCGATGATGGTGCGCATAGTTGAGAAATTCATCTATGAAAAGAAAGGTATTCGCATAAAAATAGTGTTTGATGACCCTATGAAAATACGAATACACACAAAAATGTTAGGTCAAGCGTTCGATATTGCCTTAGCTTACTACAATTATCAAATATAAAGTTATATAAATATGAAAACGGAAATAGTAATTCCAACAACGCTTAGTGAAATACCATTAATGAACTACCAAAAGTTCATAAAACTGGTTGAGGGTTCAAATGATGAAGAGTTAATAGCACAAAAGTCTATTGAAATTTTCTGTGGTTTAAATATGCAAGAAGTACTCAAAATAAAATGGAGCGATGTTGTTGGGTTAGCTAACCACTTTAATGAGTTATTCCAGCAAAAGACGGAATTCAAAACTACGTTTAAAATAAAAGACATGGAGTTCGGTTTCATTCCTAACTTAGAAGAAATGAGCTTCGGTGAGTACGTAGACTTAGACCACAATATAGGCAAGGTTGAAACATTCCACAAAGCAATGGCAGTTCTTTATAGACCGATAACCAAAAAGACGAAAGACACGCACGAAATAATGCCTTATTCAGGGACCGATGAATTCTCGGAGTTAATGAAATACGCTCCTTTGGATATTGCAATGGCTGCTTCGGTTTTTTTTTATCATTTAGGAAACGACTTAGTTCAAGCTTCGCTTACCTTTTTGGAGCAGGAGATGACGAAGAACAAGGAGCTCAAAACGACTATTCAGAACGGGCTCAATTCAATAAGCAATGGGGATGGTATAATTCAATCTATGCACTCTCTAAAGGAGACGTTACAAAGTTTGATGAAGTTACCAAATTGGGAATACGGAAGTGCCTTACCTACCTTACTTACGAGCGACAAAGAACTGAAATAGAGAATAACGAATTAAAAAGAAAATTTAAAAATGGGTAACTATTATAATTTATTAGACACGTTAAAAGGACACTTCGATAACGACGCGTTTATAAACACAATTACGGAAGGTGACATCTTCGCAGTTGACTTGTCTAAGCAAACTATTTTTCCTTTGGCGCATATTATTGTTAACTCAAGTTCAATTGAAAATAATATCATTCGTTTTAATGTAAGCATTCTTTGCATGGATATCGTTGACATCTCAAAAGACGAAGACACAAACACGTTTATAGGAAACAACAACGAACAAGATGTATTAAATACAATGTTCGCAGTTCAAAATAGACTTTACGAAAGTTTAAGACGTGGTGCATTATTCTCTGACAATTTTATGGTAGACGGTAACGCAACTTGTGAGCCATTTGCTGAAAGGTTTGAAAACTATTTAGCAGGTTGGACGATGACACTTGATATTTTAGTTCCTAACTCAATGACTATCTGCTAATGAGTGAAACACTAAAAGCCTTAGAAAAATTCCGTGACGAAGTTGTTAAGGGAGCAAGGGCAGAACTTAAACGCCAAAACAAAGACACGTCTGGAAAACTATCCAGCTCAATACAAGGCGAAGTAAAAGAGTTTAAAAACTCAATAGGTATTTATTTTGAAATGGAGCCTTATGGAAACTTTCAGGATAAAGGAGTTTCAGGTAAGTTTAAAAAATACAATACTGAATACAGCTATAAAAGTAAAATGCCACCTCCGAGCAAATTAGATAAGTGGATAGTTCGAAAAGGCATAGCACCAAGAAACGCACAGGGTAAATTTCAAACAAGGAAAGGTTTACAATTTGCGATCGCTAAAAACATATTTAAGTTTGGAATTAAACCGAGCTTGTTTTTTACTAAGCCATTTGAGAAAGCATTTAAAAAGCTTCCTGATGTGTTAATAGATAAATATGGATTAGATGCTGAAACGGAATTGAATTCAATATTAAATCAAAACTTAAAAAATATAAAATGAGTATTTTTGCACGTTCACCTTATATAGTAACAATAGCCGAAAGCGGTCAAGAAGGTTCAAAGGTTGAATTAAGAATTTGGAACGGTACGGGTTCAGCTCCAACTGACCCTACTTATGTTTTAGACAAATTAATTCCAGCTTCAAACAACGTAAACACGTACTACAATATTTCACCTTACATTCGTGAATATATTAGCTGGAATGTACGTCAAGAAATTTACAATACCACTCCAGCTTCTGAAACAACACAATGGTGCAACGTAGAAATAAAACGCTACAAATTAGATTCAGGAACTTACACGTTATTAAACACGGTAACGGATAAAGCATTTGACGGTTTCGGGTATTACGAGCAAGGTTATAACTATTCTTTTAACGATGTTGTTTTGCACGATGAAGGAACGTTTTATTATGCCTATGACTCAAGTATTAACCCGAGTACAAATAACGCGTATAGGGGCGGTCATATTATGTTAGAACGTCAAGTAAATTGGGATGCTAAATATACTAATTTAAGAACGGGCGCAACTTTAACGGTTACACTTACAGGAACAAACGCAATGCGTGACGTTTATAGAGTTCACCCTAATTATTATGCAGACGGTAACAAGTTAGAAATTATAGGAACATTAAGCGCGATTAAATGGACGGGTATTTTTAAACCTAACTTAAACTGCCGTTATGAGCCAGTTTTATGCGACTTTGTAAATAAGTATGGCGCATGGCAACGAACATGGTTTTATGCTGCTTCAAATAACACGCTAAGCGTTGAAAACACGAAATACAATTTAATGCAATCGACTTTTCCTAACTACAACACGTTAGAAGGTCAAACAAAGAGCTTTAACACAAATGGCAAGAACTCAATAAAAGTAAACACGGATTGGGTAGATGAAAGCTATAACGATCTACTCAAACAACTTATGTTAAGTGAAAGGATTTTAATTAATAGTTTACCTGCTACTTTAAAAACACAAAGCACTGAATTATTCAAGAACATAAACCAAAAAACGATTAACTACCAATTAGAGTTTGAATTTGCTTACAATGTAATTAACAACGTAATATGAAACGGATAGTCGGGTTATTTGTAGAGGGTGTTCAAGTAGAATTATTTAACGATGAACAAATAAGTGTAAATTCCAGCGTTCAAAATATTTCGGATATTTCAAAAGTATTTACCGACTTTTCGCAAAGTTTCACCGTTCCAGCTTCACCTCATAATAATAACATATTTCAATATTTTTATGAGTCCGATCTTGAGCAAACAATAGACCAAAACTTAAGACGGAATGCGTATATAGAAATAGACCTTACTTTTTTTAGACGTGGTAAAATACAGTTAGAAAAGTCAAACGTAAAGAACGGACAAGTTGATAGTTACACGGTTACTTTTTATGGTGACGTGTTAGCGTTAAAAGATAAGTTCGGAGAAGATAAGCTTAACAATTTAGATTTAAGTAGCTTAGAGTTCTTATTTAATGGAACTGAAATTTACGACCGTATTACGGACTTAGCAACTGATTACGATGTTCGATACCCATTAATAGCAAGTACAAGATTATGGACGTATTACCATGGAGCTGAAGATATAACGCAAAACGCTCATGCTATTCAATACAACGAGTTGTTTCCTGCAATTAAAGTAAGTAAGCTATTCGAAGCTATTGAGAATGATTACGGGGTTACTTTTCAAGGTACGTTTTTAAGTGACCCGAGATTTACTCAAGCTTTTTTATGGGCGAAAAACACGAACGAATACACGTGGGTAAGTGAGTCGCAAAATATAGATTTTGATGGTATTGTTTTTAATTATCAAAACCCTTTTGATGCAGCAAGTTATGTTGATTTAGCTGATAATTCAATTAACATACAATATTTAAGTGGAGCAAATAGACATTTTATCGAAGTTACTATAACAGCAAAAAGCGCATTTGGTGAGTTATATGTAGATGTTTTTCAAGACGGTAATTATTTACAAACTATTTCGGGACCAACAGTAGGCACATTGTCTTCAATTCAGTTTCCTAATACAGCTGGTTTAAATACAATTATAACATTAAAGACAAAAGCAGCTTTTGCAATGACTGTAGATTTTCAAGTTCGTTATGGCATTGAAATTTACGGGCAATTAGATAGCCAAGTAATAATATCAACAAATCAAAATGTTATTTCAGGGAACGTAAACTTAAACAACGTAATGCCTGATATGAAAGTAGCTGATTTCTTTGCAGGTGTTTTGAAAGAGTTTAACATGACTTGCGTAGGTGTTGAAGAAAACGTTTACGAAGTTTTGCCGTTAGATGACTGGTATAGCCAAGGCGCAATAGTTGATATTACTGAATACACAAACACGGACGAAATAAGCGTAGAACGCATGAAGCTATACAAAAAAATTAGCTTTAAATATCAAGAAAGCGAATCATTTGTAAACAAGAATTATTTTAAAACAACCAACCAACAGTACGGAAATTTAGATTATCAATTTAATTACGATGGTAGCGACTATGTTATAGAAAGCCCATTTGAAAATTTATTATTTCAACGTTCAGTTTCTGGTAGTGTTTATGCTATTTTGGGTTATGCGTTAAACGAAAATTTACAACCATATACGCCAAAGCCTTGTTTACTTTATTTATATGGTGAAAGTGATTCATTGCCGCATGATATAAGGTTTTACGATGGTTCAACAAATCAAAATATTGACACTTACGCTTTATTTGGGCAAGACTTAACATATCAAAACACGAAATACAGTTTAAACTTTGGAGCTGACAACTCAATTATTCACAATGAAACAATCCAACAAGGTTTATACGCTACTTATTATTTTCCTTACCTAAGTAATTTATTCGATTTAAAGCAACGTTTAGTTACCGTAAAGACTATTTTACCAATTAGCCTTTTAACTAACCTTAGATTGAACGATAGGCTTATAATACGAGACAAAAGGTATATTATAAACGAGATGAAAAGTAACCTAACAAATGGTGAAGTAGAATTCAGTTTATATTTAGACTTTAGACCATTACAAGCTCAGGATATTATTAACCCTGATCCTAACTCACAATGTTTAGATGTTCGTGTTCAGATGCCAAACGGAGCAGTTAGTGCAACGATAACAACGGCAACGGCTGGAGTAACTATAACACCAAGCACAATTACAACAAGTCAATCGGTCGAAGTGTGTATTCCAGCTAATCCAAACACACCGAGTTTTATATTAGCGGAAAATAGTGACTTTTTAATAAGTGAGGTTTTACAAAACTTTATTACAGAAAATAGTTCAACCCAAGTTATAACGTTATTAGTAACATATACATTTAGTGACGGTAGCCAGTCAAGTAACCAAATAATAATAAACCAACAATGATAGCGCAGATATTAGAACTTTTAAAAACGGACGACTTTTTTAACGTGAGTGAGATTGTCGACATAGCTAAAGGAAAACACGAATATACTTCAAGTATAAAAAAGATTTATAAACAAAAGAAACGACACTACAATGGCAGAAAAAAGAACAATTGAGTTAGAGATTCAGGATAATAGTAAAACCCTTAAACAACAATATAAAGACGCTGTAAAGGAATTACAAAACGTTGCGGCTGCCTATGGTGAAACTTCAACGGAAGCAGTTAAAGCAGCAAAAAAAGCAGCTGACTTAAAAGACCAAATAGGATTTACAAATGATTTAGTAGGAGCGTTTAACCCTGATGCCAAATTTACTGCATTAAGTAGGTCTTTAGGTGGTGTGTTAGACGGTTTTCAAGCTGTTCAAGGTGGGCTTAGTTTAATAGGCGTTGAAGGTGAATCAGTACAGGAAGCCATGTTAAAAGTTCAGTCTGCTATGGCACTTTCTCAAGGTATTCAAGGTTTAATGGAAGCTAAAGATTCTTTTAAACAGTTGGGTGCGGTTGCTATGAATGCTTTAAAAGGAATTAAAACGGGTTTAGCAGCAACTGGAATTGGTTTATTTTTAGTTGCGTTGGGTACTGTTGTCGCTTATTGGGATGACATTAAAGAAGCGGTTAGCGGTGTAAGTGAAGAACAAGCCAACTTGAATAAACTTTCGCATGAGAATTTTGAAACTTCTAAAAAAGAACTTGACACTTTAGATTCTCAGGATAATGTTTTAAAGTTACAAGGCAAAAGCGAAAAAGAAATCTTAAACTTAAAGATTAAGAAAATAGACGCAGCAATTCAATTAGGAATTATAGAACTTGAAAACGTCAAAAAGACGAGCAAAGCAGAAGAAGCAGCAGCGATTAAAAATTATAACACTACAAAAGCAATTGTAGATTTTATTTTGGACGCTGGTTTATTCCTTCCTAAGTTGATGTTAAAACCTATTGATTTAGCTATACAAGGCGCAAATAAAGTTAGTGAAGCATTAGGATTAGGTAAGTTAGTTTCATTCGATTTAAACAAAGCTATTGAAGGCTTAGAAGATAAAGCGAGTTCATTTGTAGCTGGTTCAATATTTAATGTTGAAGATTTAAAAAAGGAAAATAAAGAAACACAGGACGAACTACAGAAACAAATAGACGGATTAATAAACCAAAGGGCAGGTTTACAACTATCACTTAAAGAAATAAACAAACAAGGCGTTCAAGATACTATAAACACAAAAAAAGCTGAATTAGACGCGTTAATTGAACTTGAAATACGAAAAGACCAAACAGATAAAGAAAGATTAGAAAAATTACTTTCTGAACGTTTAGCCTTAGAAAATTTAAAAGGAAATCAATTACTTATAGCTCAACAGGATAATGCCGAGAAAGTAAGGCAAGCTATTGCAGATGACAACAAAGAAGTTATAAAATTAGAAACTGTTAAAATTGATAAATTAAAAGTTTTAAGCAATACTAAATTAGAAAATTTACAAGGCAGTTTAAACGCTGAAGTTGAAGCCGAAAAAAACGCAGCATTATTAAAAACGCAAATATTAGAAGCGCAAGCGGTAAGGGCTCAAAAAATAGACGAAAACGCGAACTCATTTAAAGTTAAGTCAATTCAACAAGGTTTAGAAATAGTTTCAAGTATTACAGAATTATTCGGCAAGAAATCGGAGAAACAAGCTAAACGCGCATTCCAAGTTCAAAAGGCTGCTCAAGTTGCAAGCGCATTAATCAATACTTATCAAAGTGCTACGGGTGCATACGCTTCGCAATTTTTACCTGTTCCTGACCCTACTTCGCCAGTTCGTGGTGGTATCGCTGCAGGTTTAGCAGTTGCTGCAGGTTTAGTAAACGTAGCTAAAATAGCTTCGCAAAAGTTCGAAGGCGGTTCGCAAGGTGGCGGGGGCGGTGCTCCTGCTGGCGGTGGCGGTGGCGGTGTTCAAATGGCTGCACCTCAATTTCAAACTATAGGTTCAAGTGGAATAAATCAATTAGCAACGTTACAACAACAGCCAGTACAAGCGTATGTAGTAAGCGGTGAAGTTACAAGCGCACAAAGTTTAGACAGAAATAGAGTACAAAACGCAACATTATAAGTTAAAGAGTTATGGCAAAGATGGAAATTATAGAACTGCTTATTGACGAGAATAAAATCGAAAGCGGTATCAATGCGGTTTCAGTTGTTGAAAGTCCAGCGATCGAAGAGAATTTTGTAGCCTTAAAAAAACACGAAGTTGAACTAAAAGAAGTTGACGGAGAAAAACGTATCTTAATGGGTGCAGCCTTAGTTCCTAACAAACAGATTTACCGTAAAAACGGAGACAAAGAGTTTTACATTTATTTTAGTGAGGACACGGTACGCAAGGCCTCGGAGTTATTTTTAATGAGAGCCAACCAAAACAACGCCACGTTAGAACACGAAAAGAAAATGTTAGACGGTATGAGTGTTGTTGAAAGCTGGATAATTGAAGACGAAAAAACGGACAAAAGCAAACTTTACAATTTTAATTTACCAAAAGGAACTTGGATGATTTCAATGAAAGTCAACAACGATGAAATTTGGAACAAGGTAAAAGCAGGTGAAGTAAAAGGATTCAGCATTGAAGGTTACTTTGTAGATAAATACGAAATGAGTTTACAAGAAACTGAAGAT